ATCTCACCAGACAGCAGAATGCAAAGACCTGAATATCTCGGTGGATATCGTCAGACCATCGGAATGGACCAGGTTCTTCAGACATCAGCTACAACAGCAGAAAGCCCACAAGGTAATACGGCAGCATACTCAATGACTTCTGGAAGCCGTTCATTGTTTACAAAGAGTTTCACAGAGCCAGGATATATATTAGGCTTGATATGTATCAGAACAGACCACACATACCAACAAGGTATTCAGAAATTCTGGAGCAGACAAAGACGATTTGACTTCTATTATCCGTCATTAGCTCACATCGGAGAACAGGCAATACTGAACCAGGAAATATATGCAGCAGACGGTCAATTATCAGATGCACAGAACAAAGCTGCTTTCGGATACCAGGAAGCCTGGGCAGATTACCGTTATAGTCCATCCAGAACAAGCGGAGCTATGCGTTCAACTTATGCGCAGCCTCTTGATGCTTGGCATTACGGAGACAAGTACACAGGACTACCGACATTAGGTACTACCTGGATGCAAGAACCTGTAACCAATGTAGATAGAACGCTTGCTGTTCAATCAAGCGTTGAAGACCAATTTATTGCAGACTTCTTATTCGATGGTACATTCGTCAGACCTATGCCGTTATATAGCATTCCTGGTCTTATAGACCACTTCTAAAATCTTATATGGTGGTATGCAAATAGTTGTCTCGGCAATTTGCGTACCACCTTTCTTATTCTTATATTAGTATTAACATATTCATAGTATTAAAATTATTAAAATTAAACACTCCCCCCGCGGGAACGCAACAAATAAAATCTAACATTCTACCGATAGTAGAGAGTAAATTCTACAGTCAGTAGAGTTAAAAATATAACATTCTACAAAAAGTAGAGAAAAACGTCATAAAGTAGTGAAAAATGTATTGACAAAAATACAAAATAGTACGATAATAAAAATAATGAGTGCAAGGAAATTATATACACCGTAATTAAAAAGCTCATTAAAAAAAAGACAATTCAATAGTCTTCGCTGAAAGCAAGGCAAGATTTTGGCTGTGGAAAACTATTCCTTGCAAGTTTTCCATCAGTCAAAATATGAACCAGTTAGGTGACAAAAATCTGCATAGTGCAAAGGAGGACGCAGAATGAAAAAAATATCAACCATCTGGGACAAGATTACAGTATTCGTTCGAAAAGTTTTACAATCGTTCATTGAGCTCAAAGATGTGATTATGATTTGGATTCGAGACGAACCACCAAAGGAGTAGTAAAATGGATTTAATGTCAAACTTACCACAAGGGTTATCTACAAGTTTAAGCAGTTTAACCCCACAAAAACAGCAGTATATGTCATTACCAGAGGAAACAAAAAACACGCTTTTAGCAAATGAAGCAGCAATGCAGATGATGCAAGAGCAAGGCAGAATAAACCAGGCTTCAGCAAACAAGGCAATGCAGTTTGAAGCAGACCAGGCACAAATAAACAGAGTTTTCCAGGATGCACAAGCAGTCAGAGCAATGTCAGCAGAACAGCAAAATGCAAGGGAAGCTATGCAGTTTAGTGCAGGACAAGCACAAAAGTCAATGGATTTCGAGGCACAACAAGCAGAGTTGTTGAGAGGTTACAACACAAAAGAACGCTTGGCAGCACAACAATATAACAGCGCAGAGGCAGCAGCGCAACGAGCCTGGACGGATGCAGCAACACAAAAAGCAATGAGCTTTGAAGCAGACCAGGCAAAGACAAACAGAGATTATCAAACGCAAATGTCAAACACAGCTTATCAACGAGCAGTAGCAGACCTTAAAGCAGCAGGATTGAATCCGATTCTGGCAGCAGGTGCTTCATCTTCAACACCGGTCGGCAATATGGCGCAAGGTAAAACTTCAGCCGGAGCAGTAGCAAACAGCAGCGGAATGCACGGTGCAATGTCTTCAGGAGCTCAAGGACAAGCATATATGGGCCGAGGTTATTCTTCGGCAGGAACAACAGCAAGTGGCAAAACAGGGCAAGTAAGCAATTCAGGACCGTACAAGTCAAACAGCGCAGCGGTTCGAGTAGAACAAGAAAAGTTGCAATTCAACAAAGATACTTGGTTATGGGACAACTTATTCGATGTATTAATTGCAGTAATAAGCGGAGCTTCAAGAGTCGGCGCGAGCGCGATGAAAGGCGGTTAGGACAGTTAGCCCCATTAGTCTCTTGATGTAATGGGGCTAACTGACACCAAATAAAAAAGTAGGTGATAAAGTGGCTTGTTATTCACCTTTGAAAGGAGTAAGGTCGGATGTTCTTAATCCAGAAACTGGCAAACGGAAAATCGTTATTATTCCTAGAGATAAACAACGAGACGGGATTGACTATGAAGATATACCGTGCGGAAAATGTATTGGATGTAGACTTGAATACTCCAGACAATGGGCAATAAGATGCCTGTTAGAACTTAAGACGAGCAAATGCGCAATATTCGTAACACTTACATATGATGATGCCCATTTACCTCAAAAAATTGCAACTTATAACGATGGTCAAATAAAGATAGTTAACAGCCTCGAGCCAAGAGATACAGAACTTTTCTTTAAAAGACTTCGAAAAGAGTTCGGTCAAGGTATAAGGTATTACTTAGCTGGTGAATACGGATATAGGAATCAAAGACCACACTACCACGCTATTATATACAATCTTGAACTTGATGACAAGGTTTTATATAAACAAAACTTTCGAGGTGATAAAATGTTTACTTCTGAAAAGTTTTCTAAAGTATGGGGAAAGGGTTTTTGTGTGATAGGAGATGTCAATTATGATACTGTTGCATATACTGCCCGCTATATGGTTAACAAAAGAAAGGGAACGGATGCAAAGGAATACTACCAGGAAAAAGGCATTCTCCCTGAATTCTGTCGGATGTCGAGAAGACCAGGCATAGCAAGACAGTATTTCGAACTTAACAAATACCATATTTACCAAACAGATGAGTTATTCATAAGTAAAGGCGGAAAGCCATTAAAGGTAAAGCCACCAAGATATTACGATAATTTGTTTGATGTAGATACAGGAGCAATCGAGGAATATAAATTAAATCGTCGGTTGATAGCTACAAACAGCTTTAAAATCAAAAAAATGCAGACTACAATGTCAGAAGACGAACTTCTTGATAAAATGGAACGCTGCAAATTATTATCAGCCAAAAGGCTAATCAGAAAGGAGCTCTAAAAATGTACAGAAGCACAGTTAGACGAGGCAAAGACCGTAGAATTTTCGGTCAAACAGCAGGTAAAAGCAAATGGATGAACATTGCGCCAAAAATGATGCGTGGAGGTACAAGACTATGATGTATGGTATGTATTCAATTCGTGATGTTATGATTGGTTTCCAGTCACCCTGGATATCAATTAACGATGGAACAGCGACAAGGACGGTGCGAAATGCGCTTAATAAGGGTGATATTGAAAATTCTAAAGACCTACAACTTTTTAAAATCGGTGTTTTCAATGACGAAACGGCAGAAATAACACCAGACTTCAAAAAGCTCTGCGATGTAGAACAGCTGAAAGAGGTAAAAGAAGATGTTTTATAGCAGAACAAAAAAGCCACCAGTACAGGACACACCAACAGGAGACGGATTCGAAAACACCTATAAAGAATTCGTAGATAAAGACGGTAAAATAACGCTTGAATGTGTCGGCAAGACATCAATGTACGAAATGATACAAGAGAGCCTTGAAGAAACCCAAATTTATAACATTCTTGAAAAATATGAACTTGGAGATACTTCGGTTCTTAACCGTATTGCTGGATTCTATGACGATATAACAGCAGTACCAACAGACCTGTTAACGGCTCAAAATATGATTCTTGATATGCGCAACAACTTCGACAATTTACCTGTAGAATTGCGCAAAAAGTACGGAAATCCGTCAGATTTAATAAAGGCAATAGAAACAGGTGATTTTGAATTCTCTGAAAAAGTCAAAGACAAAGTAAAGGAGATAGTCGACAATGAACCGCAACAGTGAATTTAACTTCAGTATGGTTCCATCTGCTAACATTCAGCGAAGCAGCTTTAAACAGAAACACGGTCATAAAACAACATTCAACACAGGAGATTTAATACCTGTATATGTGAATGAAGTTCTTCCAGGT